TTTTCTATCGTGTGATTATTTGATATTAACGATTTTTCAGTAATATCATTTCCATCAAAAAAGTTCCCATTGGAAACTAAATTTTCAGATATAGGTAATGTTTCATTTTCTATTACAGGAGTATATTTTGATATTACTTCGGCACTCTCGTCCTTGTCTATAACAAATGCATTTCTAATTTTAAGAGTTCCACCTACCATGGAATTATTTAATTGAATATCACCTGGACTATGTAAAGTTACAACTTTTCCAGTATCGTCAAATGTTAAATATGAAGTACCATTTACGATTGAATACGCTAAACAAGTATAACATATTAACCTAAATTGNTCGTGAAAATCTGGATCATTTATTCCAGGATTTGGTCGTAATCTAATTTCTGTTCTTGAAGGTGATATTTCTTGTAACCAAAATTTATCTTCTTGTATGAGAAGTTCTATAAAATTATTATTTTCATCTTTTAATGGTTCTTCTACAGTTCCAGCATATATTTTACCATTTGTATCTACCCAATGTGGGTCATCTGACTGATAAATACTTCTATCATTTTTATAAACCAAAATAAACTTATCACTGCCACCAAGTTCTCGTAAAAAATTATAAACTATTTTATAAGTTCCCCTTTCATATCCAAGACTTCTAACATGAGAACCAACATCCAACTTTGGTGGAAGCGGATGTGGAAGTTTTCCTGATGCTATATAATTGTCTGATGTATCATATAAATGAAATTCTATAACATCAGTTGGTGATTCACCAAATGGTATAGGTTCGTCTCCAACATCTAATCCAGAAATACTTATCAAAGGAAGATTTTCAGAATTTAATCTTGATAATTTTCCAGTTACATTATCTAATGTTAATTGTTTTTTTCTTGGCATTATAGTTCCGTAAATTCTCTGTCTATTATTTTATTTAAATCTTCATTTTCATCATAATCAAAATAACCATGAGACCAAGTAATCTTATTATTTTCTGGATGACCTGATCCATCGGTTCCCTGTCCTGGGGTTATCTTTTCAAATAAAATTATATTTCCTGATGTTGAATCTCTTAAAATTCCATCTGTTAGATTTCCGGTGGTGGTTCTCTTTTGAATAACTTCTATATATTTTGCTTCATCGCGTCTTGTAATTTCTTGATAGAAATCATTAACCTTTAATTCTTCTTTGTTATATGGCATTTTATCTTTCCACTTTGAAACTGTTCTTTTCGTCAAAATATTGAACAGTTTCATCGGCAGTACCACTACCACTTACTATTTTATAATTTATTCTGTAAAATCGTTCTGATTGTAATCCGTTCATCCAGAAGTTAAAATAGTTTCCGGTTGAATCACAACTAACTACTGAACCACTGCCAAACGGAACAATAACATCATCTGTATAAGCATCTTTTATTTGATAATATGTACTGCCACTTGGAAGAGTTTTTACCGTATTATATCCGGTAGTATATTGAGTTGATGAATATGACCGTTCTGGAAACATTTCCCTACCAACAACTCTAAATTTTACTTTTGAATTTTCTTTATACTTTTCTCTAAACCCTCTCATATAAATTTGCACATCTTCTAAATTAGCTGATGATAATGCTGTTAATGAACCAGTTACCCATTTTGAATCATCCCAAACTACTTCTAATTTTGGGGGATAAATTGTGTGAGTTTCCCTTGAGAAAAAACTGAAATTTCCATATCGTGTAGTATTTCCTTCTTCAACATCAGAATCANTATTTCCAATGCTACCACTTCTTTTTACCATAAATCCCTCGTTTGAAACTGTACTGTGTAACCATTTCCACATAATATCAGTTACATCCATTCTTACATCTGCTGGTTCATTTGTAAAAGATTGTGATGCTTCGTATCCACTTCCACTATACCACGTTCCACCAGATCCAGAAACAGTATTCCATTGGGTTCTTGTTATCCCATTATCTTTCCATTTCCAACCTGCTCCATCTTCTACGATTGGAGAAAGATTATATCTTCCAGATCCATTCTCCCATGATTGACTTACTGGATATGAGTATAAAGTTTGATCTACATTCAATGCAGATGAATTTGCATCAAATAAATTTAAATAAAATTTTGTGCTTGAACCGGAAGTTATTAAACCAGATGATACTGATTGAGAAATATAAGTTAAATCAAATTTAACGAGTGCTCTTGAAACATATATTTGAGTTCCGGCTACATTCATATCTTTTCTTATTTCTAAAATTTCATCCAACCCTGTATTCATGCTATGACTTTGTTCGTAAAGTGTTGTGTCCTTTTCACTAAATTCAAAATAATGCATTATATATCTCCCAATACTCTTCCCCTAATATCTGTATCTGGGAATTTAATTTCAAAAATTGCTGGATCAACCGATGGGTAAACTGTCCCATTAAATGTCGCACTTTGAATATCATAAATATTATCTGAATATCCAGAAGATGTTCCCCATTTGTTTTCTACTATAACCAACTCATCTCTATTTTCAAGAGGTTTAACTATTGTAGCTACACCATCAACTTTTAATAACTCTGAAGCTATTCCTGATAGAATAATTGGTTGATTTATTTGCCACCTATCTATATTAAAATATGTTTTTAGTGAATCTACACACTTCAACAATACTTCATTTTTATTAAATCCTTTTTTTGTATAAATTGCAAATTGCAATCCTATATTTATTACCCAAGCATCTTTTAATTGAACTGCATCTGTCATCATTCTATATTGACTTAAATAAATTTTTACATTTTCTTTTACTGCAGTATTTAGTCCGACTAATTTTTTACTTTGATTATATCCCAACATATACATATTTAATGCTAATGGGTTTGGTTGAAATGTTGTATCTGACTCATTTTGACCTGTTGCAGAAACTTGTTCATCTTGGATCATATAAACTTTAGATATATTGCCATATTTTGATGGTAATGAATATACACGAGTTATATAATCATCCTTGGTTACTGCACGACCTTGAGCTTGAAAATATGCAAGTGCATTAGTTCGTACATTTTCTATTGTTTCACCACTACTACCACCTGTTGCTGGGTTTGGGTTAGTAACTGCTATAGAATTTTGAGTACTTGTTTTTAAACTCGCATCTAATGTTAAAGAATTATCAAACTCTGAACTTATCAATGAAATGTTATTTATTCCGTTTGATGCGACATTATCACTAATACCACCACCGTAACTATATTTTATTGTTAATGTAGTATTTGTTGGAACTTGACCATACGTATCTGTATTTAAAAAGTTTGCTGGATCAAATGAAGTATCAAGAAAACTTGGAGTTCCTGGTAGACTAGACCCAACGTTATTTGGGTTTGGTATTATTTCTTCATCTGCTCCAGAAGCTACTCCTGAGCCGAACCTTAATTCGGTTTTTTCGTCTGTTCTAATGTAAGTTTTAAATCTCTTTGAAGTTTTTACAAGTTTCAATAAAAATGGTGCAAAATTTCTACCATTCACTAAATCTGGTGAATTCTTTGAAGTGTTTTCAAAGTCTGCATATACAGTATCTTGTGCTAAAAATGGGACTTCATACCATTTGTTTCCATCACTATCCGTTACTGAAATTATTTCTAAAATTGGAGTGTTTTGTAAAACTACTCTTTTATATTTTTCAGCAGAACCAAATGTAATATATTCAGTAGAAACCGTTCCACTTACAGCCTTTGCTGATTTTTTAAGTAACCACTTTGTAATGTTACCACTATCATCCACTTCAAATATGTCTTCTTGTCGTGGACTCATTGAACTTGAATTTCTAAAAATTACATCATCCACACTTCTAAATACCGTGCCATTTGTTGAAGTTGCTTGTAATCCGTTGGATACATTAAGACAATAATCTTCATTTGGTTGCCGTTTTCCATCTACTACATTATTTGGATCTGATGGAACGGTTTGGAACACGTCAAGTGTTACCGAAGATGGAGATGATAATTTGGGCTTATATCCATATCCTTGAACTATTTCATAAATTGTTTTCTTTTCTTCTGCAAATGATAATAAACTTTCTTTAAATTGTTCATCAATATAATATGATAAAACGTCTCCAACATATGATGCCATTTCTATAAACATCATCCCAGGGTCTGCTTCATTAAAATCATTATATGTGTTTGGGAAATAGGTCTGTGCATATTCCATTAACCCATTCCTGAAACTACTAAAATCTTTATTTAAATATTTTACATCTCTGCTAAGTCCATGTTTAGCCATTTAATTTCTCCATTGTATTGTCACTGTGCTAATTCACTATATGATTCAAATTGCTCAAAACTTATAGACACTTGTGCAGACATTCCAGGTTCGAATGATAATCCAAAGTCTATTGATATATTTACTGTATTTCTTCCGTAATCTGGAAGTTCCACTTTAAGTTTTTTAATATTTACATATGGAAGCCATTGTTCCATAGATTCTCTAATTGCCTCCTCTAATTTATCATTTAAATTCTCATCCATTGGTTCAAAAATAACTTCATTTAATCTTGAACCAAATTCTGGTTGACCCACCCTTTCACCCTTCATAGTTTTCAATAAATTTACTATATTGTGTTTTGCCTGTTCAAGAGTTGTATTTGTTTGAGTAAAATGACCAGTGTTGGAATATCCCATTGGTAAACTCAGACCAATGGATACATCTGGATTTAAATCTTTTTCTCTTGCTCCCATGTATAGTCTCCTACCTATTTATTGTTTCTTGACCAACTATTAACCCATCTTTTACTATAATTCTTTTTCTAATATATGATACAGTTCCATTTTCATTTTCAATAGTATCAGTTACTATAAAATCTTCTGTTAATCCGATATCACCATCCTTTGATTTATAGCCACCAGTCCGTATCTTTCCATCAAATTTAATTTCTTTACGATTAAAAGTAATATTTAAACTATCAAAAATATTTCTAAATATTATTAACTGTTTTGCTGCATCAATATTTGATTTAGCTACTGTTCTAAATCTTTTTAGTAATCTTGATAATTTAGTTTTCTTAGTTTTAGGATTAGTTTGTACCCGTCTAATATTTAACTGTCCTTTTGGTGTTAAATATAAACTACCAGGTAACCTATTTTCTAAATAAGACTTATTATCAAGTTTATCTATCTCATCTTCACCAGTTAAATAGGAATGTATAGCATCAGCTTCTTCAGCTGCCAATTTAGCATTTTCTTTTCGTATTCTACGTTTAGTTTCAGTATCTTGATCCTTATAAATTCTATCATTTTTTATTTTTTCAAGTTTGTACTTTAAAAACTGTTTATCTAATGCCATTATTTATCTCATTATGGGCGGAAATGTTTTCCACCTTTTTTCTCGTCTATTGCCTTCATTACCTTTGAATAATCTCTTGTCAGTGCGTTTTGTACATGATCTGGAACACTTTCAACATTTACACCAGCTTTTTTTATCGATTCTACTGCTGCAATATCTCGTTTTTGCTGTTTGTCACCTTCAGTATTCATTCCGTAAGAACCTGCTAATAAATCATTCATTTTATTTGTGTCGTAAGTTCCACCACCCATTGTTGGATAGTCATTAGTACCACCACCTTGAATTCCACCGACCGTTTCATTTAAAATATTATTGAGAACTTCATTTTCTGTATAATTGATTGTCTCGTGTTTCTTGGCCTTATATTGTTTTTTACTTGGCAAATTCAAGTGGTTCTCTGTTAAGGGCTTTGAAACTAATTCGGTAAGTGAAGATGATCTATCTTCCTTAATAAATATCTCGTTTACNTGTTTTTTCACTTCTTTACGGACTACAAGTTCAATTATTTTTATTAACTCTTGTTTTTTCATTTTGTTATCTCCTATTATTAAAACCCATCTAAATATTGTTTTAATTCGTCACTAGAAAAACATCTATCCAATTCTTCCATTTGTTTTTTAAGTTCAGTGTGCAAAGGAGTTGTGTCAGTTTTATCAAAATCTGTATCTGTATCT